CAAACATCCTGAGCGTGGAATCGATCTCGCCCTGGCGCTGTGCTTTAGCCAAGGGCGAGACGTATTCGATATCGATGTTGCCGGTCTGCATGTACTCGGGCGCCGCATCGAACATCCGCGCTTCGGCCATTAAATTAAACGATCGCTGGATCAGTGGTTGTAATAATTCCGACTGCAGCCTGCCAAGAACCGGCCCTAACAAACGCATACGCGATTCATTGCGCGCAATTACCTCCGTCGCCGTCATATTGGGCGAGTCGCGCAGCTGTAATTGATCCACATAAAAGGCTTGTTTGATGGCCTCGCGACGTTGGTCTTCGATCTGTAACCCCAGCGGTGTCGCTTGTGCAGTTACGAGAGGTTCGATCCTGTCGCGGGTGCCCGATCGGAAGAAATTAAGCCCGCCAGGCGTGACCCTGATTGGCAGGATAAAACCATCATCCGGCACCAGCAGCGGCGGGTCGACCATCTTCTGTGCCGCCTTGATCGTGGTTTTCGACATCTCCATCAACATCTTGGTGTCGGGCAACGCCGTCATGCTGGGCGATCTGCCATAGCCGACCTCGAAGCTGGACTTGAGATATCTCGGGCAGGTGTATGGGTTCTCCTTAAAACCGCCCTCTGAGATCTTCCACTTGTTCTCGGCATCAACGTAGCAGCTAGACCAAGGCATGTTCATCTTGTCGGGGATGCCTGGGTCATAGGCATCACGAGGCATTACAAAATGCACCAGCTCGATAAGTTTTAACGGATCTTCCTCGATTTGTTTCCACAGGACTGGGCCGACAGCCTCGCCGAACATATTGCGAGCATCGCGGCCTGGGATCTGGTAGGCGCGGATCACCGTGTCGACGCGGCCATGCTGGTCTTCTGACAAATAGCATTCCGCGATATGCCTGGTCTGGAATCTGAGCACAGTCTTGTCGTCGGCCTCGATATACATCACCGCCGTGCCGAACGTGACTAAATCCGAATACAGCTCGTGGATCTGTTCTTGGAAGTTAGACTTCGCAAAAGCGTTGTACATATCGTTCTGACAGGCTTCCAACCATTCCTTGGCCAGGTCGTCGCCGTCCAGCATCGGGTCCGTAAACCGGAGCGAGAACCAGGGCGTCGATGCGGAGGTCAGCATGCCGTGCAGTGACGCAGCGAGCAGCTCGGCGGCGTGTATGGCCGTGCCGTCGAATATCAGGTCGGTCCGTTTATCGCCTGCGGTGCGCTTCTTGGTGATGTCGGCTTTCCTGGGGACCATGTAATCGCCCAGCTCTTGCCAGTGCATCTCCCAGACCGAGCGCTGTGTTTTCAGCGTGTCGTACCTGCGCAGTAGATCGACGACCTGTTTGCGGGTGGCCTCGTCCTGTCGCTGTTCCATGGGCTAGCCGCCTAGCTTTCTTTTCTTGGTCAGCGCTTCGGTGGCCCCGAGTTGCTGCGGTGCTTTCCTGAACGGGCGGCGACCTTGTCTGCCGAACACCGGGCCGGCGCTGGCCGCAGCCTGCGCGTCAGATCCGTAGACCGGCGCCGTGGGCGTTACTTGCTGTATTTGCGGCGCGGCAGGCGTGGCTGGTGCTGAAACAGGCGGCGGCTGCGGCCCTCCAGGGGCGGGCCTGGCAGGCGCAGGCGCGGGTACAGGTGCCGGCGCTGGCCGTGCCGGTGCGGGTGCAGGCGCGGGCGCAGGGGCAGGCCGCGCGGGCGCGGGCGTAGGTGCCGGTGCAGGTGCCGGTGCCTGGGCTGGGGCCGGCGGCTGGTAACCCTTGATCGGCTGGATCTCCCAGAACGACCTGGTGCCTAGTTTTGGCCCGGTCGTGTAGGTGTGGGTAGTGCCATATTCATCGTAGGAATGCGTCTTCTGTTGCCCTTTATAGGTGTTATATTGCCCCTGCGTAATGTCCCGGCCCTGATCAGCACCCTCGCCGCCCCCCACGTCAAAGATCTGATACTTCGTGCCCCTGACGGCCTCGTACCCCTCGGGGATCTGCGCTGACGCAGGCTTGGCCACGCCGAACAACTTAGCGAACGGCGCCATGACGCCTTTGATGACGGAACCCATCAGGCCAGCAACTTTTTCTTCTTTATCGGCGCGTCGCTGAGCAGGCCCTGTGGCCCTGTCACGTTGGTCGTGGGCCGGCCTCTTCGCTTCGCCAGCTCCCGTTCTTTTTTCCTGCCGGCATCCTCATTATCGAGGTAGGTGCTTGCTGGCGTGATCGTCTCACCAGCCGGACCGATCGTAGTGGGTTCGGGCGGCGCCGGTACGACGGCCTGCTGTTCCTCTTGCTGCTGCTGCAAAACCTCGGTCGGTGTCTGCGTCTGCGCCTGCGTCGCGCCAGACGACGGCAGAGGCGCCACAGGCGTGACCGGCGGTGGCGCGGGCACGGGCAACGGCGCGGCGGCGGCTGGTTGTGATTTGCCCATTTTGCTTTCCTCTATCCTTATTGAGGTGAAGGATCGTCATGCGATCCGGCGGCGGCTAACAAGCCCTTGCGTTTCGGTTTCGGTTTCGGCTTGCGGCGCGGGCGCACATACGGCTGTATCTCGTAGGTGTCTTCGCCGGTAACAGGATCTTCCGGCTGTATCGGTGCAGGTTGGGCAGTTTGCGGTGCAGGTTGGCTGGTTTGCGGCGCAGGCGGGTCATCCGACCCAAAGATGGCACCAGAGACCGGCTCGACGTTCGTCTCTACGCCCTGGTTGGCCAAGACTTCCGACGTTAGCGGGTCTACCGGGTGCATTTTTTTGGCGGCTGATTTGCCCATTTGTTGCCTCAATTTCGCCTTATTACAGCCACCTGCATTCAGAACGCAACATGCCGTATATTTTGGCGTCCTCTGTATCGCTGTAAAATTTCCGAACAGTACCTTCGTAGACCCAGCCCAGGCCTTCGACGACCTGGCGGCTGCGGCTGTTGCTCGCTGCTATGACGCACGAGATCCGCGTGACGCCGAGTTGCTCGAACGGGTAACCGAACAGCAGGGCAATCCGTGTTCTGGTTAACACTTTCGGATCATCGCAAGCCGCGTGGTACTGTACGTCTCTGCCTCTAAACTCGTTGAACGCACCGCCGTATAGTAATTGGTTATCAGACCGCCGGCGAAACCCGATGCATCTGCAGGGTTTCAGGTCCGTGGTGTACGGTATGCGTTCCGTGATCCAGTCGGCGACAACGTGGTCCGACGGACCCATAACAGGATCTCGGGTTTCATCCAGTACGACCTCAATATCGGCCGTTTCGCCTAGCGCCAGGATCACGCCACGGCACCGCCCAGGATCTGATAATCCATCTGTGCGAAAGCCTGCGGCGCGCCGCCAGCGAACCTATGATCATCCTCTAACGCGACCGCCATCGTCCTGGCAGCGTCGGCCCCGTGGGACGACCAGTCGTGGACCGGCGACATTCGGAACGATCGGGTGCGCTCGTTGTACGCACGATGATACTGCCGCAGCGCCTGCAGGCCGTCCTCGCATAGATCACGATCGAACCAGCAGCGCGGCAGCATCATCGACGTAGCATGGATACCATCCTCGAGCGGTAATTTTCTAGCCACGCGGAAGCTGATTCCAAGGTCTGCAGCAGTTTCGATACGGGAACGACCAGTCCCCATTTCACGCACCTGGATGTCATGTGGAGCATAGTGCCTACCATATAGGTAACCACGATCATCCAAGACGCGAGCGTAATGCGGCAGGCCCTCGTTACGGTTTTCGTAATAGTCGACAACATGAATCGCCTTTCCAGAAAATTGGAAGAACCACACAGCCGTAGCGTCGGCAACGCCGAGATCCCAGGCGGTATGTACCCGCGATGCAGGATCATACGGGACCGCACATATCTGGCCCTTGTCTTCAATATTGGCGAGTTCCTTGCCGTAGATCGCGCCCTCGACATTCGAAGCCCAATCGCATTCGAACTCCTGGGCATAGGCGGATTCCGACATCATCGTCTTGGCGGCGTCTAGTTCCTCGTCAGGCAGGATGCCGGTCTCGGATGCCTTCGCTAAGTGGGTAAACCAGGACGGATCTGTCTGAGCCTCGTGGTAGAGGTCGTAGAACGCATTGTGCCCTCTAGGTGTCCCGGTGATGATGAGGTAACCCTGGCGATCGGCCAGCGCCGGCCTGACCACGGTTGGCAGTACCGGCTCGGGCATATCTGCCATCTCGTCCATGACCAGGCCGTCGAAGAACCTACCGCGTAGCGTCTGGTAGTTGTCCGCGCCTAACAGTTCAATCCTGGCCCCATTCGGTAGATCGCAACGCAGCTCCGTCTCGTGGTATTTTGTCCCTGGTATGGGCGCCGTATACTGCTTGAGATAGTCCCACACGATCGATTTTGCCTGCTTATAGGTGCCCGTAAGGAACCCATAACGCGCCATCGTCCGCGTGGTACTTGCTGCGTCCCTGATCAGATGATTGATCGCCATGACCGATTTGCCGGCCCGACGATGCATCACGATGCAGTTGAAGCGATGTTTCGCGATCTCGTCGTGTAGCTCGCGCTGTAAAGGCCGCGGCTCGTACGGGATCTCGATTAGTTGCGTCACGGGGCCGGTAGAAGGATCACGCGGTCGGGTAGACAGTGCCTGACAAGATCGCCTGCTCAGCAGCGCGCAGTACCTGGCTAGCCTCGAGCTTGTTAACAACCTTGGCATCATCGATGATCACCGTGATGCCGCTAGACGTAGAACCCCCGTCAGCAGCCGTGTAGGTCTCTGGGAGCGTGTTTACGTCGCCGGTTATGGTGAAGGTGCCCATGTGCGTCTCCTGTGTGTGTGGGTCGTGTGTGTGACGGTACGGAGCCGTCGAAAAGGTATATATCGTCTACTACACCCGCCACGAAATTCGGGGGGGTGGGGGGCCGAAAACTGCAAAAACCAGATCGCGATCGACGAACGATAATATAATTGCCTGGCCCCAGAAAACTGCGGTTCAGGTCAGAGCGCTGGCTCTGCCGGCCAGAGGTCGCGCGCAGAAAACTGCGACGGATCGGCCATGCTGCTGCGTTGGCGTCCACCTGGCGTCCAGATCAGCGATCGAGCCTGGCCGATCGGCGCCAGCTCGGCGTCGCCCAGCCCTCGCGCGGAACTGCGCCGCAGTGCAGACACAACACAGGATCACAGCCGTTCCGTCCCACCATAATCCTCATCAGTTCCCATGCTGTCGTCCATGCGCCCCATCCATGCTGTCCTCGGCTGCAGTGCCTCGCCGAGTAGCATCACGGCGCGTCTTAGCTGCGATTCTGTTAGCAGGTCCATCGCTGCGAGCAGCACGATCTCGGTGACCAGGCCATCGCTGATGCCTTCACCATCTGGCAGGCCGCGACCGAGCGCCATCTGTAGCTCTTCTGTCTTGTACTGTTCGGCCATGTCTCGCCCTGCCTGTGTGGTCGCCATCGTTGCCAGGCCAGCCGCGCTGGACAAGAGCTGCTCTGTCCGGCGTTGTCCGGTCTTGTCCGGCTGTCCGGTAAGCTCGATGCAATCATCTATAACCCTTATTAAACTGCTATTTTCGAGCGATTCCAGGCAGCGCTTGAAGGCCCTGTTCCTGCTGTCCAGCTTGTCCGGTGAGGTGGCGGGTGCAGCTGGCTGGAGTGGAACCACGCCGCACCCGCTGAGCCGGGAGGAGGTAAGGCCAGCCTGTAGAAGTGGTGCCACATTTCAGGTCATCCAGTCTACGATGACATATACGTTGTGTTGCTATTTGTTAGCGTCGTTGCTGTGCGTTGTCCTTAACAGCCTGGCCAGCAGGTCACGCAATGCATCTTCGTAGTCACGCTTGACGCGTCGCCGATCGATGCCGAGTATCCTGCCGAGCTTCGACCATGCTGGTCCGCGCTGTCGATCTGCGGCTGAGAATGCGACAGCCCATACGAGGCGCCGCTGGTTTGCAGGCAAGAGCGGCACGATCCTTACTGCACGTTCATACTTTGTGACCTGTTCCGTTGTTGCCTGCAGCCTGACCCGTGTCGTCTCGTCTGCATATGACAGCCACTCGGCCTTGTAATCAGGCCAGTACGTTGTCGTCACACGACGCATGGCGGCTGGTAGTTTGCGTTCTGTCTCGGCTGCTTCGACCAGTAGCCGATGCAGCGGTGCGATCACGCGGTCATCAAGGAGATCATCACGCGTCGTCATCGTCGCCGCTAAGTCGCCTGGCTTGCTCTTGATGATACAGCATCGTGCCGTGCTTACGGATCTGGAGCTGCATACTTTTGGCTGCGGTTATCCTTCTGATGAGTTTCGCAGCCGCGTCTTTTCTTTCTGCAAACACACTAGTAGGCTTCTCGCTAGTAGGCACCTCACTAGTAGGCTTCTCTTTTACCGCTTCGCGGTCAGTCGGAGTAGCTACTAGTCTAGTAGGCATCTACGAGATGCTCCTAGTAGGAGTATAAAAAAGAATAGGGATGATAGGATTTGGATGCATCTAGTTAGTTGCTATTAGTTGTTATGAGTTGCTACTAGCTAGATGCCTACTAGACTAGTAGCTACTAGTGTCGCGCATCCATTGTCGAACGACATCTGGCAATTCCTTGTGACCGCGCAGCATGTGCCGCACCCTCGAGGACTTCATGCCCCATAGCTGGCCGGCAGCGTCGTGTGAGATCCCGTGCTTGAGCATCATATCCTGCAGCGCCTGGCGCTCCTCGAATGCCTTGAGAATATCCTGCTTCGGGTCACGCATCGTTATCACCATCCTATTTTTTATACATTATCCATCAGCGCACAGCCCACTTCGCCAGCTCATACGCAGCCTGTGCCCAGGTCGGTCGTGGCTGGTAGATCCCCAGGTCGCGCAGAACCATGGCAGGCGTGTAGCCGTTGGCGCGCATCCGGTGCAGCTGCTCGGCCACCTCGGTGATGGTATCCAGCTCGGACAGCTCCAGGGCGGTCGTCGGTATAGCCTGGCGATACTTTTCCAGGTCCACGGGATACAGGGCATGCTCACTCGTCATGGTCATCGATTCCATGCAGGAGTGCCGCGTAGCCAGCGACATCGACGATGCTGTCGAGATGCCCTGGATTCTGCGCCAGTCTCGCCAGCTTGACATCGATCATGCAGATCCCGACCTGCGCGGCAGTGACCTCGATGTTAAACGTGACCGACCAACGCTTCGCGATCTGAGCAAACAACAGACCCGCATCGCCGTATGTCTTGCCACGGTCACCGATCACCCTGGCTGCTTGGTGTAGGATAACGCTCATAGCCGCAACTGCTGTTCGATCGCACGGGCATGCGGTG